TCCAAATTGCTTGGTAAGCATAGCCACCAAAATTTACCCTGTCCATTGCGGCTTTGAACTTGATTTCCTGCCAGCTTTCGTAAGGGTTCGCCACCTCAAGTGCTTTCTGTGCGCCTACCTTTTCGCCGACCGTACCATCCACACGGACCGCCGTTTCTTTCCCAGCGATGAAATGCGCCTTTTGGGTTACAATCGCGTTATGCAAGGAACTGCTGTTGTATAGGTCAAGTATAACCGCCGGGAAGTTGTTTCGTTGCCCGTATTCGTACCACTCCTGACCCCTTGCCTCTTTGAATTTTGGCGGTGGCTGAACGGCAAAATTTATCCTCTGAAATTCTACTTTCATTTTATTTTCAATATGCCCGTTTCAACGGACTGGTTTGCTAAAGTTGGGTCTGTGTTGCTGCTGCTTGACTGCGCGTAAATGGTGTATTCATACTCACCTTTCTCCCATGCGCTGCTTTGCGCCGTGGTTATTGCGAACTGATTGTAGCGGGTGGGAAAGCTGCTCAAATCGGTAACGAGGATGTTATAGGTTATGTCGCGTTCCTCGCGGTTGTTCAGCGATAGCAGGAAGTAGTAAGGCGGATTCAGCGTTACCTTTTCCGTTGCTGTTACATACAAGTTGCTTAACTGCGTGGTGTCAATGATGAGCATTTACCTATAATGGGGAAAGTTGCTTTTTGTCGTAACTTTGAATATGCGTTATCCTAAAAGTTGGAATGAAGTGAATTTAGCGCAGCTGCATGAACTTGACCTGCTTAGGCAGCGAACAGACCTCGACGCTGAAGAAATCATGAATCAAATTCTTTCGGTATTGAGCAATGAACACATCGAAAAAATCGAGGAGTTGCCACACAACGAGCGCATCGCAGCCTATCGAAAGCTGACCTTCCTCAACGAATACCCATCCAAAAAGCCAAAGCGAAAACGGTTCAAGTTAGGCGGCAAGTGGTATCGCATCGTCACGAACCCCGCTGAAGTGAGTGCAGGCGAATACGCCACGCTTCAGGTAGTTGCAGCCGATGGCAAGTTCATTCAAAATATGCCGCAGGTTATTGCCTGTTTGATGATAGAACAGGAAAGGAAATGGTTTAGGTGGCGCGATGTACGGTATGATAAATCACGCAGTGCGCAAGAATTTCAGCGTAAAGCTGCATTAGTCATGCAAAAAATGCCAGTTGGTCAGGCATACCCTTACGCGCTTTTTTTTTCGAATCTCTTACCAGAATTATTGAAAGCTTCCCTGGTTTATTTCCAACAGCAGGAGAAGAAGCTGAGGAAGCAAGCAACGACTGGTTAGGAATGTTTTATCGCATGGCAGGAAAGGACTTAACAAAGATGGACGCTGTGATGGCGATGCCGCTGATGGAGTTCTTCAATTACGCTGCCATGCTGAAGACCATCGACAAAGAACGCGCCGACAGGCTGAACAAGGCAAGTAAACTTAGTTATGAGGCGTACATGAGCGCACTATTAGGCGAATTGATATGACACAAAGCACCGTAACACACGAAGACTGCATGACGGTCATGGCTCGCTATCCTGACAAGTATTTCGATTTGGCCGTGGTTGACCCGCCGTATGGTATAGGAATGGATGGTCAAAAAGAAAATAGAACCAACAAAAACCCTAAGCATAACAGGAAAGGTCACGCATTTAAAGGATGGGATAAAGCAATACCAGACAAGGCGTATTTTGACGAATTGCAGCGCGTTTCACAAAATCAAATAATCTGGGGTGCAAATTATTTTACAGAATATTTGAGGCCGGTTAAAGCTTGGATTTTTTGGTATAAAGGTCAAAATGATTTAACGATGAGTGACGGAGAAATGGCTTGGACTTCTTTTGATAAAGTAACACGTCAAGTAACAATTAACCGCGCTGAATTGATAAAACAAAACACCTTTCACCCGACCGAAAAGCCTGTCAAGCTTTACGATTGGATATTCAAGAACTACGCAAAGGAAGGCGATAAGATACTGGACACGCACCTCGGCAGCGGGTCAAGCCGCATAAGCGCATGGAAAGCTAAATTAGACTTTGTCGGGTGCGAACTGGACGCGGATTATTTCGCAGCGCAAGAAAAGCGGTTTAAAGAATTTACGGCGCAAATCAGGATGTTCTAATGAAAATCAAGTACAACCGCCCACCCCTTTCACCCTATCAACTTGCCATCCTCGACAGCACGGCACGCTACACCGTCACCGCTGCCAGTACCAAGGCCGGAAAGACCGCTTCGCATATTGTCTGGCTGTTTGAAAAGTCCCTTCAGGGAAAGAAAGGGCAGTCGTTCTGGTGGGTTGCGCCCGTTTACGGGCAGGCAGAAATCGCGTTCCGAAGGTTTAAGCAGCAATGTTCAGAGCGGTTGTTTGATGCCAACGAAAGTAAATTAAGATTGACCTTGCCAACGGGTGCGATGATAGAATTTAAGTCAGCAGAAAAGCCCGACAACTTATACGGTGATGATGTTTATGCAGCCGTCTTCGATGAGTTCACCCGCGCCCGGGAGGAAGCATGGTTCGCGCTGCGTTCAACGCTTACCAAAACACGCGGGCAATGCAAGTTGATTGGTAACGTGAAAGGCAAAAAGAACTGGGGCTATCGGTTGGCAGAACGCGCAAGGCAGGGGGAGGACAATTACGAGTTTCACAAAATAACCGCTTGGGATGCGGTGAACGCGGGCATCCTGGAACGCGAAGAAGTGGAACAGGCAGAACGTGACCTTCCCGCGCACGTTTTTAAAGAATTGTATTTAGCCGAACCCGCCGACGATGATTCAAACCCTTTCGGACTTGACCACATTCGCAGCTGCATCGAAACCCTTGCACCCGGCCCTGTTGAATGGTACGGCATTGACCTTGCAAAAAGCCGAGATTGGACGGTAATTATTGGACTTAATCAGTCCAAAAAGGTAGCCTTCTTTGAGCGGTTCAGACTGGACTGGAAAGCAACCCGCGACACCGTACAGCGGATTGTGGGAAGAACGCCTGCGGTCATTGACTCCACGGGCGTAGGTGACCCGATTGTCGAAGACTTGCAGCGCGTTTGCCCACGCATTCAGGGGTTTAAATACACAAGCACAAGCAAACAGCAAATTATGGAAGACCTCGCCGGCGCAATCCACGGGCGTGAGGTAGTGTTTCCGGACGGGCCTATTGTTGATGAATTAATGAACTTTGAATGGACGCATACCCGCACGGGTATAAGCTATAACGCGCCTGAAGGGCTGCACGATGACTGCGTGAACGCGTTAGCACTTGCCCTGCATTGCAGCCGCGTCAATAAAAAGGGGTTATTCCTACTCACATGAAAACACCTATTGAAATCCTCGCCTCCGAATCATGGCCAGAAATGGTCTGCAAGAAATACAGTCCCGCGCATTGGAAGGACTTGCAGCAGGAGTTGTTTTTACTCATTGCCACGGAGTTGAGCGAAAAGGCAGCACGGGCGCAGGAAGCAGGGTACTTCGAGTTTTTTTACATCCGATGCGCTGCGAACCTTTGCAAGCCGAACGGTACTTTAGGCAGCCTGAACATCGGCACAGACAGCATCGAAGGCTGGGATGTTGCCGAGGATCAAGACGAGTGGAGGGAACGCAAGGAAGCTGATGTGCAGGAGAAATTAGACGCGATAGCAGCGGTGCAAAGCCGTGAGCCGTGGTATGAATCGAAGATGATGGAGTTGTATTTGTCGGGCATGAGCATGAGGAAAATCCACCGCCTGACGGGCATTGCCCTGAACGAGGTAAGTAGGGTGATAAATGACTTTCGGGCGAAGTGCCGCGAGGAATACCTATAAAGCAAAAAGGCCACCCCGAAGGGCAGCCTTTTCACACCATAACACAAAACGTTTACGAAGTTACGATATTCCGAGCGAAGTCAATACACCGCTCTGAACAATTTGCGGGGGTTCTTTTTCCGCGTGGGTAAAGGTCAGGTCATACCCTGTCATGTCACCGAGGGCAACACCTGTCATGAATGAACCTGCGGTCATATCCATGCCACGCGCAAGGCCCATAGCCCAGTAATCGCCTGCATTGGTTTTTACGATGGCCACAAGGCGGGCAACGCTCAACAGCTTCACCTCATTGCGCTTCGCGGTGGACAGCTTGCGCAGCTTGATATTCAGTTCAGCGGAATTGAACACCGTGCCATTCTCCACGCTGGGGGTGATGGTGTTGGTGAAACTTGCGGTGTCTTTAGGCAGCTCGTACTTGAAGAACGCCTTGCCGCCGTTCAGGGTCATTGCGGACACTTCGCCAGAGGCTGAAGTGTAAGAGGATACGCCCTCATATTCGAGGAGCCATATTTTGTCTACGCCGCCGACGCTGTCTTTGCAGTCGTGGCTGAATCCGGTTGTTAAAATGCAACTCATGTCTTTTTCTTAGGGTTTAAAAAGAAAGGGCGGGCAATTTCACCCGCCCCTTCGGTTAATGTTTCCTGTCTGTTACAGGCTGAAGTAAACGATTTGAGTAGGGAAAGCAACCTGAACGCCGTATTTGAACTCGGCATTGAAGATTACGTTTTTCTTAACCGGGTCAGAGATGAACTCAAAATTCTCTTCTTCACCTACAAGGTCAGTACCGATAAAGTAGTTTGACCAGTAAGAGAAGTGGATTTTGTTGGTTCCATTCAAGCCGGGCAGGCCATACACCTTTGTTCCGGTAATAGGCTCAATTACCATGAACTGCTCACCTGTTTCCGGGTTGTAGTGGTAGTTGTTGGAAGCAATCAGGTGCTGCTTGTACAGCAGGAAGGTATCAACTCCCATAGCGAAGAAACGGTCTTCTTTGCTCAAAATCGCTTTGCCGTCGGTGCTGGCCTGTGCTTGGTCAATCATCTTCAGGATAGCGTCGTCAATGTTGGCAACGGTCAAAGAAGTGAGTTTAGTCCAGCCGCCTCCGGTAGAAGGGTTGCCTTCGATGGGGTCTCCTGCGCCGCCGAAACCAAGGGCGGTCAAGATGGTGTTGAAACCGTCAAACTGATTAGCAGCGATAGTACCTGTCCAGATGGAAGTTTCCAACGCTTCAGCAATCTTCGCGATTTTTTCGTTTCCGATTTGGTCAGCGAAAGGCAGCTCATTGTCTCCCATAGAACCAGCAGCCATCTGAGTTTGCATCCACTTGGTTTTCAGCGTCTTAGGGCACAGGGTTTCATACACCTGAATGTCGCCCACGGTCAAAGTGCGCTTGCTGAAGGTGGTGCTTC